ATGATCTAGAAAACACTCTAGAAAATTTAGACAAAGACGCAATAATTGAGTCTTTCCGTTTATCCATTGGAAAGGATAACCCTTATTTATACATGAAAGGTATATGGACTAAGTGGAAAGAAAACGGAATTATCACGCTAGAGCAAGTTAAACACGACGAGGAAAAATTTAAACAAAAACGACCTAGCTATAAACCAACGGGTTACGTTGAGCCGTTGCCGGCTTGGGCTAAATAAAAGGAGTTCAAAGAGTGAGCGAATTAGAAAAAGAAAAAGAGTTTTATAAAAACAATCCGGACAAATACGCAACACTTGTTAAACAAATATCCGGACTAAAAACAACGGTTGACAAAGAGAAATATTTAAAATCAAAAAGGGAGTTAATCAAAGAGGTTAAAAATGCAAGATAGATACAATTTTACGATTTACGGGGAATGTGTGGCGAAAGCCCGCCCCCGGTTTACACAATACGGGCACGTATACACACCAGCAAAGACGAAAGAGTACGAGCGGTTAATTAAGAGCGTCGCGCGTGAGAATAATATCCCGTGCATTACGACGGCTTTAAAAATCGACATCACAATTTACAAGTCAATCCCGGCTAGTTGGACAAAGAAGAAGAAAGAGCAAGCGTTAAGCGGGGAATTGCTGCCGGTAGTTAAACCGGACATTGATAATTATGTGAAAGCCGTATTAGACGGGTTAAACGGCCTATTGTTTGTAGACGATAAACAGATAATCGAACTAACAGCAAGAAAGAAATATAGCGAGAGCGCAAGAACGGAGGTTACAGTTTGGGCAATTTAACAGTATTCGAGCAAATTTTTTTAGAACATTTAAACTACGGCGTGGAAAATGCCGTTACGAGTAAATTATTAGCACACAAATTTAAAGTTGATAGACGTCGAATTATGAAGACGGTTAGTGATATGTGTCGCAAGGGCGTTCCAATCGTTGGAACTCGACAAGGAAGACATAAAGGCTATTTCCTAGCGAGCGACCAATACGAATTACAAGAATATATTAAACCGCTAGAGGCGGAATATGAAGAGGCTATGAAACGTATCAAAAAACTAAAAGCGTTGACTAGCGACGATTACAAGAAAGTAGAGCTAACAAGAAAAGGGGTATTTAGTAATGATCAATAATGTAGTGGTAGTTGGAAGACTTACGCGAGCGGTAGACTTGCGCTATACAAGCAACGGGACGGCTTACGCGTCGTTCACGCTAGCGACTGACCGCCCGTTTAAAAATCAAAACGGGGAACGTGAAACAGATTTTATTAATTGTGTAATGTGGCGTAAACCGGCGGAAAACCTAGCGAATTACACTAAGAAAGGTTCGTTAATCGGGGTTGAGGGCCGTATTCAGACGCGCAACTACGAAAACGAACAAGGACAGCGCGTATACGTTACCGAGGTACTTGCGGAAAAATTTAATTTTCTAGAAAGCGCAAAAAAGGACGATAACGGCGTTTTAAACAATGGAGGTACAAACACCCTACCGTTTAATAAAAATCAAAATTCAAGCGGAAATTTTGCAAATTCTGACCCTTTTACAAGCGCGGGCGACGTGTTCAATGTGAATGATGATGATTTACCATTTTAAAATCGAAAAAGCAAAGTTTGATAAAGACGTAAAAATTCCAATTCCGGGGGCTTGTAAATTTACAGTCCCTAGAGAGGATTTTTACACGGAAGAAACGGAAATAACGAAAGCATTTAAACAGATAGTAAGGACGTTAAACGAAAAAGAGGTACAGAATGGCAAACGAAAAAACGGCAATAATGATTGACGGGGTAACGTATCCGGTAATTAAAGAGCTAGAGTTTAATTACGTAATCAAATACGGAAACGACAAACGGTTATTTAACAAACGTAAAAAACGGCTAGTAGGAACGGGCTACAATGACAAGAAACACAAAAAGAAAGCAACGGTAAGAACAGTACAAGGACGGAATGGAAAATACGACCAAGTAGAGCACTATAAACTTATTCCGCGTTTTGAAATGATACGCGAAAAACACGATAGGTATACATTAAACGAGCTAGCCAAGAATGTAGGAGTAAGCGAGCCAACGTTAAGCGCGTTTCGACGCGGTAAGAGAGTAAACGAAATGACATTAAACATTATTCGGGAGTGGATATTAGAAAATGAGTAACTATTTAATCAAGATTGGAAACCTATATTATGCGGGTACGCATGACTTTACAGCCGAGAAAGGCTATTTAGATAAGCGACACCCTCGCGTTTTAATCAAATTAAACAAATTCGATTTTAACGCAACGCAATTCGCAAGTGAGAAATACGCTAGAGAGGTAGCGGACAAACTAAAATTTAAATGTACGGTAGTTAGAGCGCAAGGCCCGCAAGAAACAAAACCGGACGTTGAATATTTAAAGAGTCCCGCGGTTGTAGCGGACGCGTTACAAGCAATTATAGACGAGTTCGGCGAACGTAAAGCCCGCGAGCTGTTAATGGTTTCAAACCGTACTTTTGACAAGATGTTAGACGGACGGGCGGACGACGTATGGTTTAGGTTAATCCTAAACACGTTAAAAACTATGATTAATCTCGGGCGCCGTGAGGTTCAAATGTATATTAATTATCGTAAAGATCTAGCGTATAAGGTAAAGGGGTAATCGTATGGAAATAATGAGTAAGGTTATATGCCCCTACTGTAAAGAGTGGTTAGACATTGAAAAGTTTTTAACGCTAGACGACTTAAAAAACGAATATACGTACAAAGAGTGTTATGTATGTAATAAGAATTTCGCGCTACGTTTAAAAACCGCTATCCACGCTAAACCGACGTCAATCGAAAAAGAGATAGAGGAAACGTTAAAGAGTGTAAATTTTATGAGAGAATTTAGAGCAAAAAAACCGGAATTGATGTTTATATTCTCACCAGAACCACGCGAGGAAGAATTAGAAAAGCTGTATAAATTGCAAAAGGAGAATGAAAAGAAATGAATAACAAACGAATTATAGGACAAACAGACCTAGAAAATGAAATAACAGAATTAGAAAAAACACTAAAAATAAAAAAAGAACAATTAGAAAAATTACGTTTAGTGAATGAAAACGGGAAATACGTTTTAATCTCAACAGGGGAAATTTCAGAACTTAACCTTGAAATTCCTCAAGATACATGGGAAAAGGCTATTAAGCAAAACAACACGTTTAAAACAAGAAAAGACGCGGAAAAAGAACGGGACAGACGAGAGTTATTATATGAGTTTAACAAATTTAAAAACGAGCGTAACGCGGGTTGGCGCCCTAATTGGAAAAATATCGACGAAATGAAGTATTTTATCAGTTTTCAAACAGAAAAAATTGAGGTATGCGGGAGCTATTGTTTATTAAACTTTTCAGTGTTTGGACATTTTCAAAAAAGAGCCCATTGTTTAGAGGCTATCGAGAAATTCGGCGACAGAATTAGAAATCTATACATTGACTAGGAGGGCGACAGAATGGAATTGCTAGAGTGTATAGCAAGTTGGAACATTGATTTTATACGGTCGGGCGGTATGCCGGCTACAAGAAAAATGATAACAGAACAACTAGGAATGGACGGAAAAACGTACAGAAAAGAAATAGATAAGTTGAAAAAAGAGGGGTTAATTATATCGACTATGGTTTATGACTACGACGAGGACGACGGAGGTTTGATTATTCGCGGTTGGAAATTGACAGAAAAAGCCCGCGATCTTGAAATTGTAAAACGTATCAAAAAAGAAATAGAGGATAGAATGAAACGAGTTTTCGGGAGTGATAATGTATGACAAACAACACAATATACCTAAAATCGGGCGACGCTTTCATATTAATTCGGGAGGATAGCGTCGAGATAGTACAGCCCGACGGCAACAGTTGTATAACAAAGAGGATAGAGGAAAATAAAAGCCTAGTAGAGTTTTTTAAACGAACACCGGAAGAACTAGAGGGAATTGCCGAGAATTACGAGAAATCACGGCCAACCGTAAATAATATGATCCCGCAATTTAACTTACCTCTTAACACTATGACGCCTAAGCGAAAAGAGGGTATTTCAACAAGTCCACCCGCTTTCAAGTTTCACACTTTAGGAAACGACGAACTAGCCGAGGCGGTAACGTTGGAACTAGGGAAAAAGGTTATACGAATTGATGAGGAGTAACGAAAAAATGAAATTTTTAGACTTATTTGCTGGCATCGGCGGTTTCCGTTTAGGTATGGAAAGAGCCGGACATGAATGTATAGGCTTTTGCGAAATTGATAAATTCGCGAGGGCTAGTTATAAAGCAATACATGACACTACGGGGGAAATAGAATTACATGACATTACAACAGTATCAGACGACTTTATTCGATCAATCGGAAACGTTGACGTTATATGTGGCGGGTTTCCGTGCCAAGCTTTCTCGATTGCTGGCAAACGACAAGGGTTTGAAGACACACGAGGTACACTCTTTTTTCAAATTGCACGGTTTGCCTCTGTTCTCAAACCTCGATATTTATTCCTTGAAAACGTCAAAGGACTACTACATCACGACGGGGGGGCAACGTTCGGAACAATCCTCGAAACGTTGGAAGAGTTGGGGTACGACGTCGAATGGCAAGTGCTTAACAGCAAACATTTCGGGGTACCACAAAACCGCGAACGAGTGTTCATTATCGGACATTCTAGAGGAACAAGTGGACGAAAAATATTTCCTATCGGAAACAGTTACAAAAAAATTGATAAGCTACCAAGCGAAAGAAATACAACCAATACACTCGTCGCAAGGTACCCCGCTTGTCAATCCGGCTCGTTTATTATTGAAAATCAACAAGAGAGCGTAATACACGTAAAAGAGGCTACAAAGAAAGGGTACGCGGTAGCGACAGTAGGAGACAGCGTAAACCTCTCACACCCTAACAGTAAGACGCGACGCGGACGAGTAGGTAAACAGATAGCGAACACGCTTTTAACAGGAACGGAACAAGGGGTAGTAAGTGAAGACCTACGCATAAGAAAGTTAACACCGCGTGAGTGCTGGCGTTTGCAAGGTTTCCCGGACTACGCTTTCGATAGAGCACAACAAGTTAATAGCGACAGTCAGTTATACAAACAAGCAGGAAACAGCGTTACGGTAAACGTAATCGAGGCAATAGCAAAGGAATTATAAGACATGGACACGGACTTAAAAGACCCTCGCGGTAAAATTCGTTGCATACAACAAGCGGAAAAAGAGAAAGAGAAAAACAAAGGAGTAAAAAACAATGAATACACCTCAATTATTTCAAGCAATTTTAATGATTACATTACACGGGGGCGAGGGGGACACCTCGGAATACACGATACCAGCGGACAAAATAGGGGTAATTGAAACTAGAGAAAACGGAAATAAAACCGTTACAGTCTTAACAATTAGCCCTACCGGGGAAGAAATTATCGTAAAAGAAACACGGGACGACATTATAGGCTTGTTACGTTGCGCTACGCGAGTTGGACATGTAGAAAACTAAGAGGGAGTAAAAACAATGAAATTTATTAAACTAAGAAACGGAATGAGAAAAGGCAACACATATACAGTAAATATTGATAATATCGCTTGCATTGAAACGGTTGTATCAGAAAATGGAACGGTTAAAACATGGATACAAGGACAAGGGCTTGAAAACGGCGAACTATACGTAAAAGAAACGGAAGACGAAATTTTACAAATGATAAAAGGCGTTGAAAAATTAGCTTGTTTATCGTAACGGGGTAACGTATGCACAAAGCTGTAAAACACTATCGAACACAAGCTTTTTTAAAAAAGCTATTTAGAATAAAATCGCCGTCTGACAATGTAAGAAGACTAGAGCGCGTAATGGAAGAATACAAAACAGAACACGAATACAAGGTACTACGCGTAAACAATCAGACGAAAAAAGCATTACAAAGATTAAAAAAGGCACTAAAGGAAATGTAAAGGGGAATACATGGACAAGTCAGAACTAGCATATTTTGAGAAACTATTTAAAGAATATTATTCATACGACAAGAAAATACTACTAAGAAAAGCGGAACTAACAGTACGAGAGATTGACGAAAACGTCGGAGGCGGTAAGAGCAATATACGAGCGAAAACAGTCGAAAACATGGTAATTAAACAATTATCAGACGAACGCCTCGTATTTCTCGAGAATGTGAAAGACGCTATCGAGTACACGTTGGACGTGATCGAAATGATAAACCCGCATTTTAAAACGCTAATCGTTGAAAAGTATTTCAAAAACGGCGGTATCGAAACGTGGGAAGACGTTGCCAAGCGTGTAGGTTGGTCTACGAGTCAAGCGTACAATATCAGATATAAGACGCTAGAAATTTTTGCCAACAAACTAGGCCTAGCGAATACGCTTTAAACTTTAGAAAAAATGATGTAGTTTTCCACTAGCTTTTACGATATATTTGTATTGTGAAAGTTTAGCGGAAAGCTATTTCTTTTTACACTCTTTTTCTAAGACGGGGAAACCTGACGCCCCGTTAAACGCTCGGTAGTGTAACGTAACACGCGCGCTTATTTATAAAGCCTGTATCATAATGACATTTCCTTTTAAAGTTTGTATTTTCTACTGTTATGTATTTCAGCGCGAAACACCGGTTCAACCCCGGTACGAGTGATTGCCAACACGGCAAACCTTCCGACATTTTGTTATTCATGGTTGGACTCCTAACATTTTCCCTCTCGTCGCCTATCGCGGGAGGGTTTAATTAAATTTAATACATATTTCCTCGGCGGACTATATATCCGGAAATGGTAGCGCGGAATATAAAAGACATATAAGGCCGTTCCGACTTTTTCGGGGGTTATAGGAACAATTAGTATACTAGAGTTATACCGTTGGACGGGGCACAACGTGATACGAGAGTGATTTGCTCGGTAAACGTTCGCTAGCGGTTCGATTCCGTTTATAGCTTTATCCTTTAAGGAGAAACCATATAAATACAAGGCTACTACTACTAGCCTATTGATACACACCTACGACGTCTAACAAGGCGTCTTTTTTGTTGTTTAGAAAAAGAGAAAAGAGGTAAAAGGAAATGGAAACAGATATTAGAAAACGTATCGAGTACGCGTTAATCAAACGACTAGGCGTTAAAGGGTGTAAAAACGTCGAGATAGATAAAATAGACAGCTTACAAGAAAGACGCTATATGGTACCAGTCGGGGACATAGTGGACTATATGACGTTTGATAGAAAAGGGGAAATAAGTTGTTACGTGATCATAACGAACAAAGACGAACTATTCTATAACAAGAACTACCCATTGCACGGACATAGAAATTGTTTCGTAATGCCGGAAGAATTATTTAACGAGGTAAACGAAAAGAGAGATTTTCTAGAGCTTGTAGGTAGAGACACCGGAGTAATGATATTAAACGACAAAGACGAATTATTAAGAGGGTTTGCATGTAGCCGTGTAGAGCTAGCACCATGGAAAGCGACGCTATTATTAGAGTGTTTCGCTAGGGCTACGGCTAGAGAAACGGCGAAACTATACGAATTAGAATACAACAACGAAACAACCTAGAGAGGGGTAAAAAGGGCGTGAAGACGTGAAGAAAAAAGACGGTAGGGACGGGACAAAAAACCTAAAACCGACAAATACGCTAACTGTGGAAGAACGGAAAGAACTTGCACGAAAAGGCGGTAAAGCGTCCGTAATCGCTAGAAGAAAGAAAGCGGACTTAAAAAAGACAATGCAAGTACTACTAAGCCTAGACGTTACGGACAAGAAACAGCGTAAACAACTCGAAGAACTAGGACTCGAAACAACAAACGAGGCTTTATTAGCTTTAACGACGTTTCAACAAGCCGTAAAAGGAAACCAGCGAGCAACCGAGAACGTAATTAAGCTAGCTACGACCGAGAAAGACAAGCACGACATAGCGGAACAGAAAGAAAGAATAAAAGCTATGAAGATGAAGAACAAGCAAGCACTAGAGGCGGGAGGTTTAGAGAATGGCGAAATTATTATCGTCAACGACATTCCGAGCGAGTGAGAATATAAACCCGACATATTACGAGGTATGGCACACTAAAAAACCGTACATCATTTTAAAAGGCGGGCGTAACTCTTTCAAGTCTTCCGTGATTGCATTGTTGCTAGTGTTCAAGATGATACAAGCCGTTAACAAAGGGCGACAAGTAGAAATAATTGTTATCCGGAAAGTAGCGAACACGATATACGACAGCGTGTATAGTCAAATTAAGTGGGCTATTGATAAATACGGTTTAGGTAGCAAGTTCGATTATAGAAAGAGCCCGTACAAGATTATACACAAAGGAACTAACAGCGCGTTCCACTTTTACGGACAAGACGACTACGAAAAACTAAAGTCAAACAAAGTCGGGGGAATTATCGCGGTATGGTACGAGGAGGCTAGCGAGTTCAAAAGCTCGGAGGAGTTCGACCAATCAAACGTAACCTTTATGCGACAAAAACACCCGGACTACGAGCGAGTACAATTCTTTTGGTCGTATAACCCGCCCCGCAATCCTTATAGTTGGATAAACGAGTGGACGGAAAGCCTAAGAGATAGCGAGCGATATTTAATACATGAGTCTAGTTACCTAGACGATACACTCGGTTTCGTTACGGAACAAATGCTAGACGAGATAGAGCGTATTAAGAGAAACGACTATGACTATTACAGATACTTGTATCTAGGCCAAGCCGTCGGGTTAGGGAATAACGTTTATAACATTGATTTAATGAAAGGTGTAGACGCGGTACCGGAAAACGAGCGACCAATATATTTATATTTCGCAAGTGATACGGGGCACCAACAAAGCGCGACTACATCATTATGTTTACTACTGACACACAAACCAGGCGAACAACGACCGCGGGTATATCTATTAGACACGTACTATTACAGCCCGCAAGGACGCGTACATAAAAAGGCGCCTAGTCAGTTGTCAAAAGACTTGCGAGAGTTTGAATTACAAATGAGCAAGCAATACAAGCGGTTAACAATCCGTAACCGTACAATGGACAGCGCGGAGGGGGCTATCCGTAATCAGTACTTTGAGGACTACGGTATACGCTGGCACGCTGTAAACAAAAAGAAAAAAGTTGTAATGACTGAATACGTCCAATCGCTATTAGCGGAGGGGCGTTTTTATTATCTTAAAACACCTAACAACCTAGAGTATTTTATCAACGAACATAAAACCTATTCATGGGACGAGAAAAGTTTAATGAATGATGATCCGCAAGTTATCAAAGAGAATGATCACACTTGCGACGCGTTTCAATATTTCGTAATGGATAACCTACGAGACCTAGGGTTAGAGCATTAAAGGAGGTGTACAAGTGCATTGGTTAAACAGATTGATTTATCTATTCAAGAAAGGAGGCGGACAGTTGAGAGACATTATTTTAGGGCAAAGTATTAATAAGATTACAGACCACCCGAGAGTAGCTATTGACCCGCGAGAGATTGACCGTATTAATGACAATTTCCGAGTCTATACGGGTAAGCATAAACCTATTGAATACCTAAACAGTAACGGACGACGTGTTAAACGTCCTTTCATTTCGTTAAACATGGCAAAAGTAGTGGCGGGCTATATTGCCGGCGTGGTATTCAACGAACAATGTTCAATCTATGTAGACGATTTAAACGGGGACAGAAAAGAACAAACAGAAAGTAAAGCTAATCAGTTCATTCAAACGGTATTAAACGATAACAAGTTTAAAAAGAATTTTTCTAAGTATTTAGAGGCTATGTTCGCAACGGGAGGCCTAGCGGTTAAACCGTATGTAGACGGTAATAAAATCGAGTTTAGTTGGTGTTTAGCGGACACATTCATTCCGTTACAATCCAATACTAACAATATTAGCGAGTGTGTTATCACATCAACATATAGCGAGGCTAGCGGAAAGAAAACTATTTACTATACATTGCTAGAGTTCCACGAGTGGCAAAAGAACGGCGACTACACTATTACGCATGAGTTGTACTACTCGGACAATAAAGACGTAATCGGTAAACGAATTGCGCTAACTGACTATGAGCCTTGCGCGGACTTACAAGAGGTTATCACGTTGAAAGGTTTAACCCGTCCATTGTTTGCTTATGTAAAACCTTACGGGTTCAACAATATCAACCCGCGTTCGCCGTTAGGCCTTTCAGTCTTCGATAACGCGAAACCTACGTTACAACAGATTGACGAAACATACGACGCGTTCCGTTGGGAAATCAAACAAGGTAAACGTCGCTTTATTGTTAGTGATCATTTCTTACGAGGTGAGAAAGACGCTTTAGGTAATGTTCGTACTTACTTTGACGACGAAACAGACGTATTCGTTGGATTGCCGGCAGGTATCGACGACATGAGCAAGAAAGACATTACGAGCGATTTACGTACTAGCCAATATATCGAGGCTATTAATAAGTTCTTATCTACGCTTGAAATGCAAACGGGGCTAGCAAGTGGGACGTTTACCTTTGACGGTAAGAGCATGAAGACAGCGACCGAGGTTGTGAGTGAGAAATCAGACACTTACCGCACACGTAATTCACACGTTACGGAAATTGAGGAATTTTTAAAAGAGTTGATTATCTCAATCTTTGAGTTAGGGAAAGCAAGCGGACTATATACCGGTAATATCCCTACTTACGAACAAATAGGCGTTGATTTTGACGACGGCGTTTTCAGTGATAAAAACGCGGAACTAGACTTTTTAGGTAAAGCGTCAATCAACAAATTTATTAGTAAGCATGACGCTATTAAACGTTTATTCAATTTAACCGACGAACAAGCGGGAGAATGGTTAGAGCGTATCAACGAGGAAGAATACAAAACAAGCGTTGAATATCGCGAAAATAAAACCCTAGAGGACGAATACGGGGCGGTTGAATAATGACTATCATTGATAAGTTAAACGAGCGTACACGCAACATATCGAACAGATACAACGAAATAACGCTAGCTGTAATTAAAGAACTAGCGGAAGAACTAAACATAACGGAAGAAGACTTGATTTTATGGCGCGCTAGAGTCGAGTTAAAAAAGTATTCCGTTGTAGACCGTGTACGGCGTGAGATAGCGCCAAGTGTTAGAAAAGCTAACAAAGAACTAGAAAAAGAAATAAACGAGGCGAGCGTTGACGTGGAAAACGAAAACGCCCGCTTTTTTAGTACACCCGACTACGCCCTAGCGTTAAAGAGTGTTGAGAGCGTTAAAGAGTTAGCGTTTAAAGACTTTCACGAAAACGTACAGAAAACGTTACTTGATAACAACATTCAAAACAACGCTATCCGGAAAACATACGACAACATTTTACAGCGTACTAGCCGGGAGTTAGTAAACGGAAACGTAACACTAGAGCAAGCAATAGAAAAGGCGGTAATGGACGTATACGAACGAGGGCTACCGTCCGAGTTTATCGACAAGGCGGGGCGTTTGTGGAATGTAGAGCGGTACGCGGAAACAGTCGCAAGAAACGCTATGCAAAACACGTATAACAAGGTACGTACCGCACGAATGGAAAAAGAGGAACTATACACCGTTCTAGTATCTTCACATATTAGAGCGCGTGAGGCGTGCTCATATTGCCAAGGAAAAGTAATTGATATTCGACCAATCGGAGAGAATACAAGCGGTTATCCTAGCGCTTACGAGTTCGGTTACGGAACACCAGCGGGGCACCGAGGAATAAATTGCCGGCACCAATGGTTCCCGTATGATCCCGACATAAACGAGAATAACCAACCACAAATAGAGCCGGAAGACGCGCAACGTACCGAGGCTATTTACCAACAACGGAACGCGCTTGCACGTCGTATTAGAAAAACAAAAGGGAAATTAGAGTTAGCTAAGACGCTAAAGAGCGACAGCGTCGAGCATTATACAAAGTTGCTACGCAAGCAACAAGCACGAATGAGGGAATACGTGAAAGAACATGACTTGAAACGTGATTACAGCCTAGAGCGTGCACCTATTCAAAAATAAAATACCGTCTTTCCGGGAGGTACAGACGTTAAAGAATACCAACAAAAACTACTTACGAGAGGCAACCTCGTATAAAAGCGTAAAGGAGATATAAAAACATGGACTTTAAAGAATATTTACAGTCGAAAGGCCTCGACGTGGCGACAGCGGAAAACATCATTAATGGTATGACGGAACAAAAGTTATATATCACGAATGAAGAAAACGCGGGAACGCGACTAAGCAAGGCAAAAGAAAAGAACAAACAGTACGAGGAAGATTTAAAGAACGCTAATACGTTGATTGAGCAATTAAAACAAAACAACGTAAGCGCGGAAGATATGAAAGCTAAGTTAACGGACTACGAAAAACAGATTGAAGAATTAAACAATCAACGACAAGCCGACAAACTTAATAACTATATCGACTTAAACCTAACAAGTGCTAATGTTCGCAACTTAAAAGCGGTTAAGGCGCTGTTAAATATGGACAGTATCAAGACCAATGACAAGGGAGAGTTTGAGGGGTTAACGGAACAATTAGACGCGTTGAAAGAGAGCGACGGTTATTTATTTAACGCTAGCGAGCCCAAGCAACCAAGTACACCGCGTTTCGCCGGAGGAAACCCTAACAACGAGCCTAAGTTATCGGAACTAGATCAAGCATTATTTAACGGCTTTGACAATGTATAAAAACTAAAAAAAAGAAAAGAGGATATATAAATATGGCAATTAATTACGCGGATAAATTCGCACCTAAAGTGGACGAACGTTTTTCAGCCGAGGCGCTTTCAGCACCAGCGGTAAACAAAGATTATGATTTTGTGGGAGTTTCAACAGTTAAAGTATATAGCGTGAATACAGTTGAAATGGGCGACTACTCTTTAACGGGTACATCACGTTACGGAACACCTAAAGACCTAGAAAACGAAGTACAAGAAATGACGTTATCTCAAGACCGTTCATTTACATTCGTTATTGATCGTAAGTCTATCGACGATACAGTAGGACAAATGGAAGTAGGGAAAGCCCTAGCACGTCAAATTAGCGAACGTGTTATTCCGGAAGTAGACAAATATGTGTTTGGTAAAATCGTGGCAGGCGCGGACGCTGGCAACGTTGTTACAAAAGCAATTACAAAAACAAACGCTTATGAGTCAGTATTAGACGGACAATTAGCATTAAACGACGCGAAAGCACCACGCGTGGGCCGTGTGTTATACGTTTCAAACGCGTTTTATAAAGCAATTAAACAAGATGAAAGCTTTATTAAAGCGTCAGATTTAGGACAACAAGTGTTATTTACGGGACAAGTAGGGGCTATTGACGGCCTTGCAGTAATTCCGGTTGCTAAGTCTGAAATGCCGGAAAACGTTGAGTTCTTTATCACTCACGCGGTTAATACAACAGCGCCGGTTAAATTAGAAACTTACAAGATCCACGAAGACGCACCGGGAATTAGCGGTTTCCTAGTTGAGGGACGTTTACGCTATGACGCGTTCGTACTTAACAACAAGAAAAAAGGAATTTACGTTCACAAAAAAGCTTAATTTAAGGGGGCTATAAATTGGAACTAATCAAAGACGGGGTAACACATAACGTTACCGACGAGGTATTTATCCAAGCGCTAAGAAACGCGGGCTTTAAAACACCGGAAGAATTAGCGGAAGAACAACAAGAAGAAAAAGACGTTAAAGAGGGGGACGAGTAGCCCCCTTTATTAAGTTAAAGGAGGCGAAAGGCTTTTGAAATATTTAACGCATGAAGAAATGCAAGAACTAGCAACGGAACTACCCGTAACGTTTCCGGAAATCACTCGATTAGTAGCCGAGGCGGAAAAGCTAGTAAACATTTATACACGTCGTTTTTACTTTTACAATGACTTTCAGAATGAAAACAAATTTATTAAAGAGTGCATAAAAGACGCTATCCGTGAGCAAGTAAGATATTTCCATAACACGAATACAAGCACACTCGAGGAAATCAACGACACACCGCAAACGCTAACTATTGGACGCATGACAATTAGTAACTCGTCCAAGTATGGCGGTTCGGGTAATAGTGGTAATTCTCGTTCAGTCGCTTGTTTAGGCTTTATGGACAATCTAAGCGCCTCGAGTCGTTTATGGCGTGGTGTTGACTAATGAGAAACATTAAACAGCTCTACAAGCACATTAAACCTACTCTTATACACACCGTCGAATACCAAGAATATACCGACCAAGATAGAAACCATATAGCAAGTTTTAAAAACGGCGTAACCATTGAACATTGTCGCGTTGATATGACACGTACTTACACGCAAACAGCGAGTACAGAAAACGAAAGTATTAGCGCCGTGCTATTCATGGTTAACGGGCTTACAACGCCCTTTACAGCATTAAAAGAGAAATCAAAGGTTATTTACAACGGGAAAACATACAGAATATATAAAATACTTGATAATTACGAGCCGTTCGCTAATAACCTTTTCTCTTATGAGGTTGAGTTAATCAATGAGGCTTGACGTAACAGTTAACACTAAAAGCCTAGATAAGAAATTGTCTAAGGCAAACTTAAACAACGCTAACAGAATAGTGGCGGGACAAATGCTAATGGATATGACGCCCTTTGTCCCTATGAGTAACTCAAAGTCTAGGGGCACGTTGAGAGGTTCGGCGCATTTAATCGGCACGACGTTAAGTTGGAATACACCTTACGCAAGACGTCGTTTCTATGAGGAAAACGTCAACTTTACAACACCGGGCACCGGGGCGCGTTGGGACAATAGGGCTAAGGCTGTAAATATGGACAGTTGGTTACGAGTATTAAAGAAAGGTATCGGGTTATAGTATGGACTTACAAGAAAGACTAGGCGACTATATCGAGAGTTTAAACACCGGAGTTCCGTTATTTAATGAATTTAACGACAAAGGTAATTCCATTTCGATTTACACAATCGCGGGAGGCCGTACCGTCGTTGAATACATGGACGGGGCAAAGGATAAAGAACTCAACTACGAATTACAAGTAAAAGTAAGTTTAAACGACAGAAACAAGGGACTAGACGCCCTTAACAAGATTAGTAAAGGTTTAGAGGAACTCGAAACGCTAGAGAGCGCGGACGGTTCCTTTAAGTTTAAAAAAATCAAAGTTAGTAGCGATCCATACCTTATGGACGTTACAAACGACAATAACATTTATTTTAGGTTCACGTTTGTAGTAAGCGTGAATATTAAACCAAAGGGGGAAATTTAATAAATGGCAACAATGAAAAACGCGTTACGTAAACACTATATCGCGGATTGGGCAAAAGAACATACAGAGGCACCGGCTAAAGAACAATTCAAGCGCCTAGCTAAGAATATCGCGACAATTACAGACGATACAGACGAAGAAACAGACGACAAAGCGTTTTATGACGGCGACGGAACAAAGGAAAAGAAAGTAGTCGGTATTTCTGAATCATGGAAAGCGGAAGGAATTCGCGACTATGAAGACGAGGCACAAAACCTTATCGCGTCTAAGAAACGTAAAACGGGCGACAATCGTAAAGTATGGCACAAAATCGTTGACTCAGTAGAAAAAACGGAGGTTTGCGAGGTAGCGACATTATCAGACATTAAAAGCGGAGGAGGCGACGCGGGGGACGACGAGGAATTTAGTTGCACAATTACATTCAACAAAATTGCTAAGGAAACACCTCACGTTAAGGGCTAATCGCATGAGGGGCTTTATAGCCCCTCTTTTTTTATGACTAAAAACAGAAAGAGGGTAAAACATGGTAGATATTCAAATTAAACGCTCGGGCTTTCCAGTAATTATCGGCGGGCACGAATTTTGGTACGACCTAAGCGTTGAAAAAGTAAAAGAATATACGGAAATCGAACAGCGTGTTAACGAACGTTTACAAGAAATTCAAAAAGAAATCGTCGATAAGGCTATTTTAAACGGCGACAAGGTAAACGTGGACAATTTCGACGGCGCATTAGAGCTTTCAAAAGAAACGTGCAAACTTAACTACGATTTAACTTTCGGAGAGGGTACTTTTGATACTCTTTACAAAGATTTTCCGGACGTTCAAGCGTTATTTAACGCATGGTTCGAGGTTCAAGCGTATATCGAGGTTAAGTTAGAACAGATTAAAAAAGAAAATGAAGAACTAAGCAAAACAAAAGCGGACGAATACAGAAAGAAACTAGCCGAGAAATAAGAGAGGCGGGCGTATGAAGATAAACGAACGCCTCATTAATGAGTTTACTTTCAAGGGTAAGACATACCCTATTAATTTAGCTTTTGACCGCGTGTTAGATATGCAAGATATACAACTAGACGACGGCTTACTAATCGACGACAAGATAGAGTTAATGTTACGAGCGTTAAATATTGATTGTGAGGAAGATTTAAGGGCCGAGGTACTAGAGTACGTGTTATACAACGTAATCACACCGGAAGACGACAGCGAGCAAGAATACGACTTACTCGGTAACCCTATGAAAAAGATTGTAGAGGAACACGAACGGACAATAGATTTTATTCAAGACGCAAGCCTTATATATAGCGCGTTTCGTCAAACATACGGAATAAACCTATTTAACGAATACGGGCGCTTGCATTGGTACGAGTTTATCGCCTTGCTAGAGGGATTGCCGGAAGACACCTTGTTATATCAAGTAAGAAACATTCGAGCGTGGAAACCACAAAAGGGCGACAGCTCGGAATACAAGCGGAAAATGAGAAAACTTAAAGATCAATACAAAATTAAAGGAAAGGGGGGCGAATAATGGCGGACGGACAATTAAAAATTGAGGTTGTCGTTGACGGCGTGGACATTGACAAGGTTAAAAAGAAAATCAAGGAACTAAAAGCCGAGGCGACTAAACAAGCTAAAGGCGACGGGTTAGAGAGCTTTAAAAAAGGCCTAGAAGAAACCGGACAGAAAGCCGAGCAAGCTAAAACCAAGGTTAAAGAGTTCAAGGACGAGGCTGGAAAGAAAGCTAAAAGCGACGGGCTAGAGAATGTTAAGCAAGATTTAAACGTAACGGGAAACGAGGCGGACAAGGCCAAAGGAAAAGTAAAAGGGTTCAATGACGAGGTAAGAAAACCGGTTAACACGGACAGCCTAAAAGGACTACCGCAACAATTCAAGAAACCAGCGGACGAGGCGGACAAAGGCAAAAGCAAGGTTAAAGACTTTTTCCTAGCGTTCGGGGCTGTACGTATCGCGGAAAAAGCTATCGGGACATTAACCAGCGCGCTAGACGGGGCTATTAAACGTTTTGACACGTTAAACAGCTATCCACGCGTATTAAAGTTAATGGGCTATGATACTAAGCAAGTAGCAAAGAGCACACAACAATTAAGCGACGGTATCGACGGTTTACCTACATCATTAGACGAGGTAGTATCGACTAGCAAACAGTTAACAACGATCACTAAAGACCTAGGATATTCAACTAAGCTAACTCTAGCGTTAAACAATGCTTTTCTTGCGAGTGGTTCAAGTAGTGAAGACGCTAGCCGTGGTTTAGTACAGTTTCAACAAATGCTATCGAGCGGAAAAGTCGATATGCAAAGTTGGAAGACGTTACAAGAAACCATGCCTATCGCACTAGCTAAGACGGCCGAGGCGTTCGGGTTTACCGGTAAGAGTGCTAAGACTGAATTTTATAACGCTTTACGTGAGGGTAAAATCACTTTTAACGATTTCGGTAAAAAGTTAATCGAGCTTAACAAAGGCGCCGGAGGGTTCGCGGAACTAGCAAAAGAAAGCACACGCGGACTAGGTACATCATTAAAGAACTTATCTAATGCAACCGTCAAGGGACTAGGTAATATGATCCAAGCGTTCGACGACTTTACGAAACAAGTTACCGGAAAAAATATCGACCAACATATTGACAGCATGAAACACGCAATAAACGGCGCGTTTACGCTTATGAATAACGCAATTAAAAGCGCGGGGGCACCAATCGCCTTTATCGTTAACGGGTTCAAGAAACTACTCGAAATATGTCCACCGTTAAAAGTCGCTTTAGACGCAATAGTATTAGCGTTTGTAGCTATGCTAGGTTGGGCGGCTTTACAAGCTATTTTAAACGGTATCGCTTTAGGGTTCGGGGCTATTACAACGGCTATAATTGCTATGAAAACCGCTGTATTAGGTTTAATGGGCCCGGTTGGTTGGACAGTTGTCGGAGTAACGGCGCTCGGTACGGCTTTAATGGCCTTGTTAGACCATCTTAAAACGGACGACTTTAAAAAGGCCGAGGAAGATATTAAAAACCTAAAAACAGCGACGGAAGAGTTAACCAAGACTGTATCGGAAAACAACGAGCAACATAAGAGTAACTTAAAAGAAATCAAGGAAAGCGGAAAAGCAAACGAGCAACTCGCGCAAGAGGTTATAAACCTAGCAAACGCGGAAAACCTATCGGGCGCGCAAAAAATTCTACTCAAAAAGAAAATTGAAAGTTTAAACGCAAGTATAGAGGGGTTAAACCTTAAATACGATAAGAACACCGGTAAGCTTTCAATGAATAAAGACGCTATTATGGCACGTATTAAAGCCGGAGAGGGCGAAAACAAGCTAGTAGCTATCGAGAAAGAGTTATCGAGCGCATACGCCGACCAACGCGCAATAGTTGAGCAATTAAAAGCCGTTGAGGAAGAAAAACGCAAAGTACAAGAAATGAGCGGGCTTACTGATTGGGAGAAACGACAAAAGGTTAAACAGCTCGACGAACAATATAAACAGTTACAAGCGACGCACAAAGAAACAGAAAGCACTATTAATAGTCTTTCATTAGCACAAAAACAAGCCGCCGTCGAGGTAGCTAATGCCGTGGAAAATGGCGCTAATCGTCAAATTGTATCGTATGAAAGCCTAAGCGCTAACCAACAAAAGGTAGTAGACGATTTACGTACCAAGTACGACGAATTGCACACATCAGCTACGGGCGCGTTCGAGCGTATCAAACAAGACGCGGTAGTATCAGCGGGCGAAATGGCGAACATCATGAGCGAGAATACAAACACCGTTAAAATGTTCGGCGACAATATCAAGACGTTAACGGAACGCGGGCTAGACCAAGGTTTAATCGAGCAATTACGCCAAGCAGGGCCAAAGTCAGCGGAACAAGTACGAGCGCTTGCAAACGCCAGCGACGCGGAATTACAAACGTTAAACACGAAATATAAAGAGGGCGGGGAAACAGCCGTTGAGGCCTTGAAGAACTCTCTTAACATTCCAACAGATACATTTACCGAGCCTTTACGAAACTTAATCACACAAAGTAAACAAACGTTATCCGGCGCGGTAGCGGAGGCAGGCTTTGAAGAATTAGGTAAAAACGTAACCGACGGAATTACGCAAGGGGTACAAGCAAACGCGAGCGCACCGTCGGAGGCTATCGGAGAAATTGGTACTAATATTTCGGACAAGTTCGGTAATGTAATGGGAATACAATCGCCGTCTACCGTTATGGCAGAAAAGGGCCAATACGTGGTAGAGGGTATCGTGCAAGGTATCGAACAATCAAAGGGTAGCGTTGAAAGTATTATGCAAAGTGTAGCGGACACGATTACACAAAAAATGGATCAGTTAATTTCAGATATGCAAAATAAAGCGAACGAATTGCCGAGAGTGTTCGACGCTATGCGCGGTTCAATGGTTTCAAGTGGTGAGTACGCTATGAGCGGGCTAGCCGTGGGACTTGCAAACGGGGCCGGACAAGCTTATTCAATGGCGGAAACAATCGCTAGTAACATTCGTTCTAAAATTAAAACCGCTTTAGATATTCATTCGCCGTCGCGTGTAATGAGGGACGAGGTAGGGCGTTGGATCCCGGCAGGTATCGCGGTAGGTATGGAACGTAACGCGGACGTGGTAGACAGTCCGTTACAGCGCATTAAACAACGTATCGCGGGTTATGACTTTAGCGCGGACAATCTGTTAAGAGGAGGGAAACGCGCACTAGATTATGGCGTTAACGCCTTTTCGAGCAATAATTTATTCGCTTTAGAAATGGCACACGGGGGCTATACCGTTGAGGTACCCGTCAACATTTCAGAACGTGAGGTAGCGCGAGTTGTTGCGCCAATCGTTCGAGGCGAAAATAAAAAGGTAGAAAGATTAGAAAGATATAGACGGGGGGAACGTTATTAATGTTTAGTATTCAAATAGACGGAACAGAAATCGGGAACATTTTAAAAATAACCGACGTAAACCGTGGCGGGCTAGCACCCGTTGAAAACAACACGCGCACGTATTCGGGCGTTAACGGCTCTCGTCTTTTAAACAAGCGCTACAATCAACGACCTATTACGATAGACTTTGTATGTTACGGGGAAATTGACGAAAAGTGGGAACTCGTCAAGAAGATTTTAACGCGTAATGAAACACTTAAAATCGTTTTCGGGGACTATCCGGACAGATACTTTTTAGCAACGACGGACGGGGAAACAAACTTTAATAAAATGACGGGTACCTATGCAACGGGTACTATCTCGCTAGTTGCTTATTATCCGTTTGCTATCGCTAATAACGAGGTTGAGGCGGTACAAGATAACGCAAAACTAACATTCACGAACGACGGGACAGCGAACGGCTACCCGTCGTTTAAATTTACAGCGGACAGAAACTATAAAATGTTCGGTTTCAGACACGCAAACGGCGAAATAGCGCAATTCGGGTACTCTAGCAACACGACGCCCGTAATTCAAGCGGGCCAAGTATGTATCTATGATACGCGTACTAATAAAGCTAAAATCGACGGGAAACTCGTTTATTTAAGCGAGGGCCGAGGGTTTACTGTAGCACCGGGACAAACTGAAATAGCTTTAGTCTTTCCGGAGAGTGCAACGCAAATAGTTAAAGGGACGGTAAGGAGTGAATACCATTGATTACATTTTACGATAGACGGTATAACATACTCGCGCAAGCCTCTTTTAACGGACATGAGGGCCTAGTCGCTTATGATGATACATTTCATGATGATTTAAAAACGGGTATCGCTACGTATAAATTCTCGATTGATAAAACGGACGATAGCATTAGTAATATTTCTATCGGCTCGTATATCCGCGTTTTAACGTTCGATAATGAAAAATTATGGTTCGAGATTTTGGACATTGAAGAAGATCACGACAGAATAGACTTTACCGCGCTAGACGCCGGTATTGACTTAATCGGAGAAAGTGTTTATCCATACGAGGCGGACAAGGGCTATCCGTTAAAACATTATCTTGACAAATTTATGTTAGACAGTGGTTGGGACGTGGAAATTCCGGAGTCGGTAGCGACTAAGACGCGCAAACTAACCTTTGAGGGTTGGGAAAGCGCAAGCAAGCGCATTAGGCAGGTTGTAGGTAATTTTGGTTGCGAGGTTGAATATGACATAGAGGAACGCGACGGAAAGCCTCATAGAAAAGTTGTTAGAATTAAAGAAAGTTTAGGCCAAGAAAAAGACGTACGGTTAGAATACGGTCGCGAAATATCAAACATTAAACGACGCATAAGTATTCAAAACCTTGCTACCGCACTACGTGCTAGAGGCGCGGACGGTTTAACGCTAGAGGGTTACAAGTACAATGACGGCCGGTATTGGGTAGGCGTTGATACTATCCACGATTTACAAGAGGGCGCTCGTTGGTCGCGACATGATGACGTAAACAAAGACGGCGGGTATATCGTCGCAACTTATGAGAGCGAGGCTAAAACTCAAAAAGCACTCTTTGACGAAACGTTATTACAACTTAAAAAACGCGCTTATCCGGAGTTTGAATATGAGGTACAGTTTAACGAGTTGCCGGAGGCTGTCAAGAAAGGCGACACGGTAATTATAGTTGATTACACCTTTAAACCAGCTTTAAAAATACGCGGACGCGTTGAAGACTTTGAGGGTAGTTTATCCCGTAAATACTACGGAGAGGGCCAAGTCGTTATCTCAAACATTGAGTACAAGGAAACAAACGTTGACGATCGTTTAAAAGCTATCGAACACACTTTACTGAAACAGACGACTTTTGACCCGTCGAAAGTTCCGGCCGTGGCGCATATCTTTTCAAGCAACGGTACAGTATTTACCGACGAGGCAACAACGACGCTAGAGGCTAAAGTAACTAAGTTTGATATAGATATATCGGAACAATACACGTACAAGTGGAAACGTAAGAGCGCCAAGGTTGAAAACAACGACGAAACATGGAACGCAACCGAGCACAACGGGAAACGTCTTCACTTAAACAAACAAGACATAAATGTTCAAGCCGAGTTCGTTTGTGAGATTTTAAAAGACGGCCAACTAGAGTTAACGCAAAGTATTCTTTTAAAAGATTTAGTAATAAATAAATACAAAGGCAATACAGCACCAGAAAACGCACAATCGGGCGACTTTTGGACGGACACCTCGAGCGGTAAAGAGGTATTAAAGGTTTACGTTAACGGCGCATGGACGCCGGCTATTTCAGATAATACGCAAGACCTAGCCGAGTTTAAAAGAGCGTGGGAGGAAAGCAACCGCGAATACGCTGACAAGTTAACCACGGTAATACATGAGCTAGAGAGTGTTAAGGAAAGCGAGAAATACACGCGCGACATTACGGGACGTTTCGGAGATTTAGAGCAAGCATATAAAAAGATACTAGAGCAAGAAAAGGTAATTGAGGGCCTAGGAGAAAGACAAAAGGTTTATGAGCTTACGTTGGAACAGTCAAGCGCGGTTATTAGAACATTAAATAGCGTGTTTGATATTTCCGACGACGGTTTAATTATCGGTAAAAACAACTCACAAATGAAAATGATATTAAACAATGACCGCCTAGAGTTCCTAGACGGCGGACGCTTGACGGCGTACATGACCGGACAAAAGCTATTTATTGTTTCGGGGGCGTTCTGGCAAAGTGTTAACATTGGTAATCACATTTTCGAGAAATTCGGAGACGAGTTTACAATCGTATCATACGCGGGAGGTGCTGTTAGATAATGTTTTCAATAGATATAGCAAGAAATTTATATAACGGCTACGTAAAATTAGTTCTACGCGTTCGAGAAATCGAAATTGACAAAGAGAATAATACGAGTACGGTTGAGTGGGAATTATGGTTAGAACGAGTTACCACGTATGTATACAACTTAAACAATACGAGTGTTGCTAGTGTAACGTTTAATGATGATGTAATTCTTGAAAAGAACGTAAGCTACGATTTAAGAAATAATCAATGGGTTTCATTTGGTAAAGGTCGTAAAGTTATCAAACATGATGACAACGGGGAAAAGTCCTTTACCGCGTGGGCTAGACTGACAGACGTTGCCGGGTTAGGTAATATTGGTTGGTTTAGTGGGACGGTTACGTTAACCAAGATTGACCGAGAAAGTAAGGTTAAAAAGGTAACGGCTAGCACACTAGGACAAGCCGTTACGGTTGAGATTGATAGAAAACTAGAAACTCACACGCATGAGGTAGCTTATCGGGTTAACGGTTCGGAGTGGGCTATCGTTGGAACAAACATAGCATACGCAACCGAGTTTATCCCGCCTATCGAATTAGCGAACAACATTACAGCAAGTGAAACGGGCGCTTTAGATATTCGCGTTAAAACGTTCGTTAACGGTAAACAGCTAGGAAAGGACGCGTACAGCAACGGGAACGCTATTAAGGTACCCGCTAATCTGTTACCGACGTTTGAGGCGCTAGAGTTAACGGAAAGTAACGCTAAAATGGCCTCTATATTGCCGGAGTTAAACTATTTACAAAATAATTCAGTAATTAGTGCAAACATTAAAAACGCGTCTAGTGTTTACGGGGCTACAATTACGGCGTACAAGATTACAGCACGTTCAAGCGTCGTATATGGACAGCGTGGCGACATTATCCCGGACACCCCGGGAGTATTCGACGTAATCGGAGAGGTAACGGACAGCCGAGGCCGTAAGTTTACACGGTCGCAACAAGTAACCGTACACGGGTACAGTACACCACAAATTAATGTATTCTTGCCGTTAAGGTCGGGTAATAGGACTAATAGGAACGTAAAAGCACAAACAAGCATTACAGTTCCGGAAATTAGAGTAAGTGGCCGTAACATTAATGAATACACTATACACGTTGAGTATTCCGCTAGATACGCGGACGGCTCGCAACAGTGGGCTACGGCGTTACGTGAGCGTTCGAGTCAACCACAATTTACTAAGTCGCTAGATTTAGGCAACGTGTATGATCTCGAGAAATCATACGACTTTAGTTTATTAGTTACCGACCGTTTCGGAAATACGGCAAAGTCAAGTTTACCAATCGGGACAGCTAAGACGCTAGCCGTGTTTACTAAGGACGGTTTCGCATTGGGTGCTATTCCGGAAGATGATGAAAAAAGTTTATTCCTTTGCGCTATGCCGGCTAAGTTTAAAAACAACGTCTTTATTGACCGCAAAGAGCTACCGGCTTACATTCGCGATTTAATCTACCCTATCGGTAGTTTGTTATTTACAACTACCAACGCAAACCCCGCTACATATTTAGGCGGGACGTGGGAAAGATACGCTAAAGGGCGAACAATCGTCGGAGTAGACGAGGCACAAAACGAATTTAATACAGCCGGAAAAATCGGCGGTACTAAAGACCTACCGTTACCGTATGTAGGAGGCCAAGGAGTCGGAGAGAATAACGGGCTATATTTAGATATATCAAAAATGAGCCGTTATGGAAATAATGCTAGAGGTTGGAATGTGTATGCCGGTAGCGAAATATATCCTGCTTCCGCTAAGAGTAGCGGTTACGACAAGTTACAACCTTACATCACTACGTATATATGGCGTCGTATTGGTTAATAAAAGGAAAGGGGCGAATATATGGAATTAGAACAAGTCAAACAAAGAAAACGACAACTAGAGGAAGATTTAACAAAGAGAAACGAGGACTTAAACGCCCTTAAAAAAGAGAAAGCCTCATTAGAGGCAGACTTAAACGTTAAGCGTGAAAGTATTGCAACCGCCGAGCAAGCAATTTTCGACAAGCGCGAAGATTTACGCAAGCTAGAAATTGCGCTCGAGGTTATGGAACGTTGAGCCCTCTAGTATCGGACGCCGTGGTAATTGCTTTTGTGGGCGGTATTGTTAGCATAATCACGGCACAAATTACAACACAATCAAAGAAAAACGCGGAAATGATTACAGAAAAACTATCCGACATAACAAAGGATATTACAGAATTAAAAAAAGACGTTTCCGACGTTAAGAAAATCGGCGGGGAAAATCGGGACGGTATCAGACATACGCAACGATACCGACTATTTAAAGAAATGACTCGCGATATTAAGTTAGGTTATACGACGTTAAGCCGTTTAAACGAGATTAGTAAACTCTATCATAGTTACGAAAAGTTAGGCGGTAACGGGGAAATACATGACCTATACGAGATTTATATCAAACTACCGGTAAGACCGGAAAACAATTAAAAGAAAGAGGTAAAAATATTATGATTAATTGGAAAGTACGAGTATTAAATAAAACATTTTGGTTAACATTAGTACCAGCATTAGCGCTTTTATTACAAACGTTTCTAGCGGTATTTAATGTTAGTTTAGAACTAGGCGAAACAATCGACAAAATGTTAGTATTCATTAATGCGCTATTCGCGGTATTAATGATTGTTGGAATTGTTAACGACCCTACAACTAGCGGAATTAGCGACAGTTCACGAGCTATGACATACGAAACACCTAGCAACCAATAATAAATAACTAGAGCGGGAGCCTTTACGGGTTCCCGTTTTAATTTAATAAAAGGGGGGAACGTATGGAAAAGGTAATTAAAAAGCATTTAACTATATCGTCCGTTAATCGAGGCGTTGAAAAGTTAGAGCATGAAATATATAGCAAAGACAAAGGGACGGCCGTATTCAAGTTCACTACCGACGAGCTAACAGCCTCTAAAGTACTATGCTTGTTTTATTTCAAGGACACAAAACGTTATAGAACGGTTGAGGCTACAATCGAGGGCAACACGATTACAGTTCCTTTTGATAGTTCTTTAATCACTACCTACGAGCCGGTAATTGGTTACGTGTATTTCGAGAAAGTAGAGCAAGCGACGGACGTATACGCGTTCGCGTTTAACGTAAGGGTTAGCGCTATTGATAGAGCGCAAGAAACACCACTAATCGAACGAGTAACGGGCCGTGTAGTGGACGTTGAGAACATTGTAACTAAACAAGAACTAGACGCCTTATTTAATAAAATCAAAGAGCAAGGCGGGACGTATGATGACAGCAACTTACGCGCCGAGTTAGGTAATAAAGCAGACCGCGCGGAAATTGCACAAATTACGGGCAAAATTGAGGCTTTAGAGCAAAAAACAGATAATGACACTATCTACGACGACGCGCCTTTAAAACGTCGTTTAGAAGCCCTAGAGAGCAAGCAAGAAATTGATACAAGTTCATTAGTTACAAAACAAGAATTATCTAGTAAAGGTTATTTAACGGAACACCAACCGCTAACAGAATACGCGAAAAAATCGGAACTACCGCAAGCGTACAATGATACAGTATTAAAAATGCGCGTTCAGACGTTGGAAACTAAAACGGAAACGCTAGCGACTAAAGACGAACTAAAAGCCGTGCAATTAAAAGCGGGCGAAAAAGGCGAACGTGGAGAGCCAGGCCCGCAAGGCTTGCAAGGTATACCCGGCCCGGTAGGCCCTAAAGGGGACGCGGGGCCTAAAGGAGATAGAGGCGACCAAGGTTTACAAGGTTTACAAGGAGTTCCGGGACAGCCGGGAGAGCGTGGCCCTATTGGACTAACGGGAGAAAGAGGCCCTAAAGGCGAAAACGGGCGCGACGGGGTAGGTATTCCACAAAAGCTAAGTATTGCCGGAAACGTGGTTACGTTATCTGACGGGGGCGGTAGTATCACGCTACCAACAACGGCACCGGCTACAAGCGGAAACACCGGACAAGTCAACCAATACGAAATACACGGAACGGGTATGCCTAACGGCAAAGTTACAGCACCAATCGGGACGACATACGTCGATACGGCGGTTACAAACGGCGCTTTAAAATGGATAAAACGAAGAGGAAACGACTCTCAAGGTTGGGAGGTACTAACCGGGGACACCGGCTGGCGAACTTTAAACATTAAATCTAAACTCGGTAATTCGTATTTAAAAGTTCGACGCAAAAACGATACAGTTACTTACCAGTTTGGCGGGCTTTCTTGGGGTTGGTTCGGCGTTATTCGTAGAGGTGGCGTAGGATACGAGGCACAAGGTAGCGACAAAGAACGAAATTGCTACATTTTAGGTTTAAATGGCGTTCCTTATGGTTTCCGCTCTGAAGGGTCTTTAATAGGAAGCATTTACAATGATAAAGGTGTATCTTATGGCACTTGGTATCTCGGAGGCGCCGGAGATAGTAACATGTTACGTTTTCAATTTACCGACCCGGTACCGACAGATCGTGATATTGGGGACATACGTGTAAGTCAAATCATATATCTAACGAGCGATCCGTGGCCGGTAACGTTACCATAACTAACAAATTAAAAAAAGAAAAGAGGAAAAAACATGGTAGAAATTATTGAAAGAGATATTTTTCAAGGTATCGCGGGTAGACGACCAACCGAGGCGCCAAAGTACTTTATTTTGCACAATGACGCGGGGAGTATGAGCGCTAAGGCTTATATTAATTGGTTGCAAGGGCGTTATGATAGCGGACTTTCGTATTTAGGGTTTGCGCATTATTACATTGACAGAAACGCAATCGTTCGAGTAGAAAATACGAGTTACGGTTCATGGAGTACAGCCAACCCGGACGGGAATATGAATTCAATCGGTTACGAGGTTTGTCAACAATTCTCGGCAAGTGAGGCAGAATTTAGAGAAAACGAGGAAATGTGTTTACGTCAAATGGCGGAAGATATGAAATATTATGAGGTAGAGCCTAGTATGGAAACTATCAGATTACATCACGAATTTTCTTCAACGAGTTGCCCCGCAAGAACTTTAGAATTACACGGACAATCGAATAAAAGCGTAAGAGAGTACATTATTAAACGCATTAAGTATTACATGAGTTTAGGCGATACAGTTCAAGAAATGTTAAACGCGGAAATCGAACGCGTCGAGGGTTGGATTAAAAACTCGACGGGTTGGTGGTACCAATATAGCAACGGTTCATACCCTTACAATACGGAAATTGTTGTAAACGGCGAAACTTTTAGATTCGACGAAAACGGCTATT